AAGCTTTTCTATTACCTGTGGAACAGTAAGACCGATAAATTCATTTTCGCTATTTTCAAAAGTACAATCTATTAAATCAGCCGTGTTATCTCGTCCTTTAATATCTAATGAAGCATTATTTTGGCCTATAAATAAATCGATATAGTCAATATATCCTGTAATTAATTTAATATTATTTAGCGTAACCTTTATTTCAGATTTTGAATCTATATTCCATTCACTCGGATTATGGAGATTTAAATTTCCAGTACCGGCAGCAAATGATCCAGCCATTTCAAATAATGACCTGTGTATCTGCCAAGTCTCCCAAGGGTCAAACTTTTTCTGTCCTACTTGTAATATCATTCGTCTATTATTGATATTGACCTTTCGGTAATAAATCCCGCATGTTTAATATTATTACGTCTTGCGATTTCATCTGATCTTGTTACATCATTATACTGATTATAAGCTATTTCTAGTGTAGACTGGACACCATTAGGTAAGTTATAAGTTACTTCATTATTTAAATCAAATATCTGATTTAAGCTAATTCTTGCATATTCTGTACGTAATATTTCCATCTGCTGAATTGCCACAGGGTCAATTGAAGTAAGTACTATTTCGTCAATTTTAGTTGTTATTTTTTCACGTAGAGCGATTAAATCTGATCTTGATTCAAAATCTATTCTTACAGCTATATCTACCATAGACATTGCAACTTGAGCATTAAACATGCCAGACATTGCTGGAGCGTTTTCACCAGTAACGGACGCAGCTGCTCCAGTTGATACAGCTCCACCATCAGATGCCATAGCGTCATACTGAACGGCGTCTATTGCAGAGATATAAGCATCAATAACAGATGTACCTAAACTTTGTGGCAAATCTTCACCATTAAGTTCTGTAACCTCGCCATACACTATCCCAGAACATGCGCCAGTTATCCCACCGCCTACAATATCACCAGTCATGCCCAACATAGACTGCATGGCATTAACTCCACCTTGCATAGTGTTGTACAAATCACATGGAGAACTTACAACTGCCGCTAAAGTATTAATAGCAGATGATACAGTACTAATAGCTGATGCAATTGACGAAGACAGTGTATTAGATACTGAATAAATACTACTCTGAATAGCTACCATTTGCGACACGGCTGAATTTAAAGTGCTTGTTACCAATAATGCAGAAGTATTAAATTGGCCTACAAAGCTATCACTAATAATAGCGTTTATTTGACTTAACAATGTTTGTGTTTCTGTTATTGGGTCAGGAGTACCACCTGTTATTGCAGCTTTGCCTTGTTCTGCGAGTGATACAGTAAACCTGCATATACCTCCTTCCTCGGCAGTTTCTGTAAACTTTGCAGGCTCAATTATCTGAACATTACGCCGGCCATAATAAGGATGTATAAGTATAGCTACTTCACCCTTTGCGTCAATATCCAATTTTTTAAAGGCTTTTATTAATGCGTTTCTATTCTCAAAATAGCTAAAGTTATTTTCAGGTGTCTGTATGACATAACCCTCTATATTAAAAATATCAGCCTTATAACCTAAGTCGCCTACCCTTGTATTTTTATCTTCCCAATATTCAAAAAGCTTTGTTCGTCTACCAACACTAAGCTCTGACTTTTTAATATAAAACGGAATACCCCTAAAGTATGCCCTTTTTAAATTATCAAGACTTACTAATTCATCACGCCAGCTCATACTAATTTACTGCAAAACTCCCGCTTAATGAATTTTGGATAGATACGTTGGCATCTCCACGTTTTCTTGATATGCCTTCTGTCTCAGTAGTAACGCCTTTATCGCTAAGTATTTTTATTTTAATATCAGTCTCAGATTTAGAATCTACGATACTTTTTTGTATATCCGGGGCCATTTGTTCAGTCTTTAATGTTATTGTACTAGTTCCACCGCTAAAAAATGATTTTATCTTATTGTATATTTCATTAACTGATTCAACAAAGGAGTTTATTTTTTCAAATATACTGTCTATAAATGATATAAAATTGTCATATACGCTTTTCCATATACTTGAAAAGAATTCTGTTATCATAGAATATACATTGCTAATAGATGATACAAAACCATTAATCGCTGACTTCATAAAATCAACAGTTATTTTAAATCCATTTGATACATCACTCCATATATTCACAAAGAACGTGCTAATAGATTTCCAGTGTTTAAATATCAATGCTGGTATAGTTATAAATGGCAAAAATATAGTCCCGATTGCCCTGAAAAATGGGTTATCAAGTAGTTTAGAAAATACACCCCATATGGTAGTGAATAGTTTAACAAAAAATGCTCTTATAGGTTTCCAATACTTATAAATTAGTAACGCAGCTAAACCAATTGAAAGCAATATCCATAATATAGGCCCGCCCATTGCATTAAGAGCAAGCAACGCGCGACCAATAAGCATGATACTTTTAAATCCTACTTTACCAACAAATAATAATATCTTTCCAAAACTTGACGCAAATTTAATTAACGATCCAAAGCCTGATATTAATGTTCCGAACAATGATGTAAGTTTCCCAAATATAAATAATACTGGACCAACAGCAGCAGCAATACCAATAAAAGCACCAATCATTTTAATTAATCTTGGGTTTTCCTGTACAAATGCAATAGCTCTTGATGTAAGTTCCTTTAGTTTTGGGATAAGCGGATTAATAGATTCCACTATTAATTTACCAAATTCTTCATACAAATCACCTAACGAATTTTGTAATTGTTTAATACCTCCAGTACCAGCCTTGGCAGCAGCCTCGGCACTTCCTCCGTATTGCTTTTCAAGTTCTGTTAAAATAAGACTTTGAGCTTCTGCTGTTTTTCCAGAGTCAACAAGAGCTTTAATCATTTTCTTTTGCTGTTCTGTGAACTGAATACCTGATCTTGATAATGCTCCCAAGTTTGCTACTGGATCATTAAGTGCCTTACCTAACATAATAGCAGTACCTGTTAAGTCAGCTGTCCCACCCTTAGTTGCAGATAGCTTAGTTGCAACATCTAATACAGCTTTCTGTGTTCTGTCAAATTCAGTTCCTGCAATGTTTGTAAATGTCAATAACTGAGCAGTTGCACCTGCAAGAATTTCTTCATCACCAAATAGTGTCTTTTCTTGCAATGCAGAAGCCTGCTTTGTTAATTGGTCCAGCGTTCTTCCAGCAACACCGCCAGTAGCTTTTAATCCAGATTCAACTGATGCTATTGCTTGAGCTTGCTTATTCCATGCCATGGCAGCAGTAACGCCAAAAGCGGCAGTTGGAAGTGTCAGTTTAGTTGTTAAACCTGTACCAACATCACTTATTTTTTTACCCAGATCTTTTGATGATTGAGCTAATCTATTTAAATTGTTGATAGATTTGTCTGTAAAAGCGCGTATATCACTTGCAATTTTAGCCGCAGGCCCGGATGCTTGGTTTAAAACCTTAATTAATACGCTTACATCAAATTGAGTTGCCATTTTTCTTGTTTAACCATTCTCCAATTTTAGCAACACCGTTTGACCAGAATTCGATTTTCCCCATATCGAATTCCCATATCTCATTTTCAGAGAATTTAAACGTGTATGCTATTCCCCAGAGGACTTCTCTCCAATCTCTGGGGATGCCGATAAAAAATGTTGCATAGTCTCCGATACAACCGTTAAGTCGTCTATTTCAAGCTCATCTATAACCACAGATGGCACATTAGAAATAGCTGTAATAATCGGGAGTAGTTCGCCTATCCCGATATTATTTTTATCATCTTCATTACCTGATAGTAATTCTTTAGGCAATAATTTAAGATGCTTGGCTTTAATTGAGCTTATTGTGATTTCGTTAATAATTACTTTTTTATTAACTTTATCACGGTCAAACTCAATGTTCTCTAAATCTATGTTAGATTCTTTGCAAGCATCTCTAAAGACTTCTTCTTTAAGTTCTATCGGATTACTTAGTTTAACTGATTTGCTTCTCATTACTGAATACCCTCAGTCCAGTATGGCCCTTTAAATACTAAAGTTGTTTCACCCTGACCTGCTGTAAGCTGCATATTAGAAGTACATGTTGCAGTAGCCATTGTGTAGTATTTACCAGAACCGCCGGCAGATTGAAAAACAACTGTTCCATCTCCGTTAATAGCTGCAAAATCAGCAAGGTTGACACCATCGTTATCTGTAATTGTGACCTCAAGCATTGCTATAACTGGTTCTTCAACAAACCCATGCAGACCAGTATCACCCATAACCTCTGTTCTTTCAAAGTTAGGCACACCGCTTAACCCAAGACCGGATGCAACAGCACCGGCCTTGTTTAATAGTGTATCACCATTTACTTTTATTTCTACTCTACCTGTTATTTTCATTTATCTACCCCTATAAAATAAACTGAATAGTACCAGCAAGAACCCTGAACTGATTAATTAAATCAGGTGGTAAAAGAGTATTTACTCTGTTCCTGTCTGATGCGTCTCTTTCGACTATTAAATTTTCCTTAAAGTCATCTATGTTTTCAATTAATCCTGCATCTCTTAATTCTGTAAACAATGCAATGATTTCTTGTTTGATACTACCCGGAGTTGCAATTTTAGCACCAGCCAAAGCAGGGAATATGTCATCTGCCAACTTGAAACGTTGTGTAATAAACCGATTTAACATTCTAGTCTTGTACTGAAATCTTATTTCAATCAAAGTTGCAAGGGTCTGGACATCCAGATATGAAGAGTCAGGAGAACCAAGCGCATTAGTCTGATAAGTTGTAATTGCTCGTTCAATTAGCACGTTTCCAGATGCGTCTGCTATCCATGTAGCTATACCATCGTATAAAAGAATATCTCTTTCAGCTCTTGTGAATCTGCTATCTACAGCCGGAGCAAGTACGCCTTTAAGCTGTAAAGTTGTTAGAGGTCTTGCAGGGTCTATGTTTAAATAGAACGATGCTTGAGCACCTAAAGCAGCAGCCCATTCTTCCGGACATGTAGGCGACCCATTAGCCCCCATAATAGTATTATGCGGTGAGTTTCTTGAATTACCAAGAGTCGAACAGCTCGCCAATGTAGCACGTACAGCGGTGAATCCGTGACCAGGTAAATCTTCAAGAGGCAAGAATCTGTCAGCAAGTTCACCTTCTATAGAAGTAAGGTTTGCAGCATCGATATAAGGTTGAACGATATACTGATATTGCTGGTTCGCTACAATTGACCATGCATCGTCTAAATCAGGATCAACTGACCCGCCTGCCATTGCTGTGTAAGTAATTCCAGCAGCAGACCAGCCAGAAGGGTTTTCCTGTCCAGCATAATAGTTTGCTCTAAAGTCAATATAGTTACCTAATGTACCAGATTGTACAGCCTCAAGTACAATATGATTAGATCCAGCAGCAGAAGCACTTACCGATGCGATTAGTGGCAATCCGGAATTAGCATTAACATCTTCTTTTATTGCAGAGCAAATATCTGTTACACTCCAACCTGAATTAATTGTAACATTTACGGCCTGACCATTGATCATTAAATAATAAGCTGTGTTAGCAGTAGCAGATAATGCACTTTCAAACTTAATTAATCCGGTTGCTTTTACCCCGCCATTATTGGATAGTGCGATAGCGTGTAGTTCTGTGTTAGGGTTGTTGGTTTTAAACGTATTACACATCCTTGCCAAGATAGAACCCTGACCAAAGAACCCATCTGCTAAACCATCAGTAGTCACTTGTTTTAAAACATCAATTTCGGCTGTACCGCTTGAAGTTTTCTGTCCTATGATCAATACTTTGTGAGGGTTTGCAGCAAGCCCCTTTAATGCTCTTGAATTATCCACTTCAACATACGCACCAGGAGTACGTACTGTATTAGGGATATTATTAAACGCTATCGCCATTATTTACCATCCTTAAAATATATTTTCTCTGGTTGCTCTGTTTTTACAGCCTTAGGTTCGTCTACTTCAATCAGGCTTTTATCTGCAATCCTTCTTTTATAGAATGAACCCTCTTTACCTGATAACTCAAACCATGCCCCGTCTTTTGGAACAGGTTTATTGGAACCAGGCATTCTAACTATTAAACCATCTAAAGGTTTTAAATATTTACGCATTATTACGCTCCTTAAACTTTATCATAATTAAATCCACTAGCAAAGCTTATTGAAAACGAGCCATCATTTGGATTAATACTTAAATCCTGATACATTTGTTGATCAACATCAGCAGAATCTAAAGGTAAATCTTTACCGGCAGCGTTTGCAAGCTTTACACTTGGTGACATAATAATATCCGTCCATATCTTATCAAATGATGGATATTGAGATATATCAAAAGACTTCCCGTCTCCTGTGTCATTCTCTGTTGGATCGTATATTCTATGTATTAAGTGCTTATATTCAAACTCAAATTGATACCACAAAAACCCGCGGTTTAACCCGATTATTTTACCACCTACAAAATATACAGGTGTCTCAATATCTGTGGTATCATATCCTAAAATAGATTTAAATATCTCTGCTCTTGCAGTATCAACAATATCATATGATGTACTGCCAGTCTCATCACCTTGGCGAGTGTCATTTTTTAAAGCTACAATAACAGCAAATCGTTCA